ATCCATCGTCAGAACCCTTACCCTTGGTGTTCGCAGTGGCAATGATTTGGAATCCTTGCTTTGGTTTGACCAACTCACCTGTCTTCTTGACAAAGTAAGGTTTACCCTCAAGCACTGACTGAAGACACATAATCTTCGCAGGGTTTGCAAGGTCAATCTCGTCAAGCAGAAGAACCGCACCTCGCTCCATTGCCTTGATGACGGGACCTTTGGCATACTTGGTCTCACCATTAATCAAACGGAAACCACCCATCAAATCATCTTCATCAGTTTCAGCAGTGAGGTTCACACGGATCATCTCACGCTTTGCTTCTGCACAAGACTGTTCAACCATGAACGTCTTACCATTACCTGACAAACCAGTAATGTAGCAAGGATAGAACAAACCAGACTTGATAATCTTTGCAATGTCTGCATACTGTCCGAACTTGACGTAGAGTGCGTCACGCTCTGGAATCAGAGATGTGCTATCAAACTCTGTCTGTGCGTTTGGATTGAACGGAATCACTTCTGCTGTCTGTGCCATTGCAACTGTTGCACTTGGTTGAGGTTGTGGTTCAAGACCCAGAACCTCTGGAAGTTTGAACATGCCGTGACCGACACGATACTCTTTTTGCTTCAACCAGTTTGGTTTCTGCATACCGATTTCATCAGCAAGGGTATCAATCATACCACGACTCATAACAGCACCAACACCGTAACGGGCAGATGCCTCTTTCACAAATTTCAATTGGGATGGACGCATGGTCACTCCTTTCATAATGTATTTCTCTCAACTCAGACTAGATTGTCTCATGGATTGGGGGTCTGAGTCAACCCCCTCGCCATTGTATTTTTCAATCTAAGCAACCTTCTCAATAAAGGAACTCAATATCTTACGAGATGTCTCACGACCTTTGTTTGCCTTGAGGAATGCTGACTTGATAGCACCCTTCTTTGCACCCGACTCCACTTTCTCCATTGAAGAGTTCGCAGTGTGAAGTTCGTTGCCACCCGCAATGATGTAGTTCTCAGTGAACCCTTTATTGCGAATGATCAATGCTTTCTCTTTGGTGAACTGCTTACAAGCAGTCTCAATCTCGTGGTAGCGATCATATGATTCCTGACCACGAATGCCGTGACGAGACTTGTAAACACCGTGGAAGTTTCGCTTGTTCTTGTTGATAATGTGGAATCCGATGACTTCTGCCTGAGTGCGGTCACGCAGAATGTTCAAAAGTGTTTCGGTCTGATTCCACCCACCCGCTTGACCTTTATATTCTTTGCGAGTCTTAGGATCAACATAGACAATCTGATACCTGTAATCGCTTAGTCCAGTAATTTTGCCATTTTCATCAAGATATTCACCAACAGGATGACTATCACCATCTGTGATGAACACTGTGTTGACGACTTGAAGATTGTTTGCCTTCTTGAAGTCTGGAACCAAGTCCAATGCCAACACGATTGCATGGTTCATCGGAGTGCCACCCAACATAAACTGTGTACCGTATGGGGCAGGTGGTGTCTCTGCTTTGTACCCACGATAGTTTACGAATGACTTGGCAACTAGAAGTAACAACTTGCAAGCAGTGTCCATCTCCCGTTTGTTCATATCAGAAGACAAAAACTCTAGAAGAGTGATTCTTCGATCAAGATAGAGGTCATGCGGTTTGTAACCAAGTTCTTCAAATTTCACATCACACGCTAATCGATCAGAGAATGCGTACACATGGAATGGAATGTTCACTTTCTGACAGAACAATGCGAGGTTGATTGCCTGTTCCATCATTCCGTAAATGTGCTCACAGATAGAACCCGACCAATCGAGGAACATCACCAAACCGTGATTCTTACCACCAGTAACATTTGCAACACGAGCAAACACATCGTCACTGAACTTGTAAGAGTGAAGTTTGTTGACATCAAGCACACCTGACTTTGCAGTAGAAGTTCGCTTGTATTCATCAGCACGTTTTTTCATCTCAAACTCTTTGGCAAGATATTGAACTGCCTTGGTGTTGTCTCGCTTGAATGTTGCCAACAACTTGTCACCCAAGTCGGAGTTTGCCATATCACCACGGATAGTGGTTGGTTGTTTTGAGTAGTAGAACTCAGATAACTCGCTAAACACTTGCTTATAAGGAACGATGAACTTGCCATATGGAAGTTTTGGAAGATTGACATATTTCCAATCTTTTGCTTCCTCATCAACCAATGCTTCTTCATTCTTGCGGAATGCTTCATCGGTCTTTGAACTGAGAGCATCCAAACCGAACCCACCCTCTTGACCATTTGTGGTCTTTTCTGCAGGTTTCTCTACTTGCTCTTCTTCTTCATTCCCAACCTCAGATTCTCCTGAGTCCTCTGCCTCTGCCTTATCGTCTTCAGATTCTTTCTCCTCAGAATCTTGCGTCTCGCCACTTTCAGAACTCTCATCTTCTTGTTCTCCTTGGTCTTGTGGCATCTCCATCTGCTCACCGTCATCCTCTTCACCACTCTGTGGTTCGTTGAATGATGATTGGTCAGTCTGAGACTCTTGCTCTTCTTGCTTCTCTTTCATGAACTCATAAATGCGAGTCGCAAGATCAACAACATCATCAAAGGTTACCAAGTCATCACACGCATCAACAAAGACTTGCTCTTCAGCATCGAACTTGATGGTGCTGAGTGCACCCAACTTTGTGTGAATATTGATACGGTCAATAAGATTTAGAGTGTCGAGATCAACGTCTTTGATTCCAAAGAAATCACGGTCGATCAGTTCACGATAACCCTTGTAAAAGTCACGCTTGATACCAGGGAACTTTGCCTTGATCATGCGTTCAATACGAGCATCTTCGATGACATTCAAGAATCCTTTGAACGTAGCACCCTTCTCGCACACAGCACCGTGCCACCCCTGTTCTGGGGTGTGCAGTGCGTGAGATACTTCGTGAGCGATTAGAAGGTTGTAGAGTTCGTTGGTCATATCCTTCCAGATAGGAAGGTTGACGATACGATTCTTGAGATCAAAGTATGCGGTAGGAATCTTTTTGTGCTCAACCCTGACATTCTCAGTGGCAAGCAATTTGGTCAGAATCTCTTTACTCATACTTTCTCCTCATTACGATAGTAAGTATAAGCGATTATGGGGGTAGAGTCAATCCGTTTGTTTATAATATTTATTTCTTAGAAATCAAATGCTTATAACATTTTGTTCAACAAATTCTACCCAATATATTCATGTGCATAGCATAATCTTCCAGAGTGTTTCAACAGGTACTCTTTACTGTACTTCTTGCTCTTGCGGGGATTCGGTAACGCATTCTCACGCACCATGTAATCTCCCCGTGCTTCTTTGTTATGTGCAGTCGGTCTCCACTTTGCGGATTGCTCTCGATACTCACCCATCCTTGGATGTGCTGTCTTACTAAAGAACCGTTTATTAGTTTGGATGTGGATTTCACCTAACGCATCAGAGATTCTAACACCGATGCCCATTCCTTGAAAATCTGGCAACATAACAGTCCTATGCTCTCGCCATGCGTTTCGCATCGCATTAGGTTGTGCTATTGAAGAAGCAAATCCAACGGGAGTGTCGTTCCAGACTGCGATCCAACACCGTGCACTTTTATTAATGTCTTGTGTGAGATAGTGATGGTGCTTGAACATTTCCCATGCATCGATTGAGCAAGGTAAGATTTCCACCTTGATTTTGGGTCGTTGAAGTGACCCCCTTGGTAACACTTCTTGTGCCACCGTGTCATATACCCAATCGGGTTGTAACCAATCAATAATATCATAGTGACAAGACGCAAGAGTAATCCGTTGTACATTGTGTTTTCTAACATACTTAGAAAATGCTAAAGAACATGACTTCGCAACATTTCGATCTACTACTGAGGTGAACTCATCAATCACTGCACCATCTTTTATCTTTCTAGAAAGGTCTGCACGAAATGCCTCACCGTTCGACAACACATGGTATGGTCTCATCCAAGATGGTACTGTGTTGAACCCCACCGCACCAAACTTTTCAACTGCATCGTCGGCACTATCAAAATGAGATGCCACAGATTTGATCTTTGACCAAAATGGATTGCCGGTCGAACCAAACTCTTTGAGTAGACTTGATTTGCCAGAACCTGAAGGACCCACAATCAATCCGATATTATATGGTTGATCGATATACATTTGCCTATCAAATGTAGAGATTTGTGGAATATCAAATTTACTGATGCCACTAAACTTATAGTCAAACATCCGACTTAGTTCAGTAGTGATTTCATCCGGTGTTACACCAATTTGTTTAGTTTTCATTTCGCAATCCTACTAAAATTTTTGTGCTTCTCAAATCGAATGACTGACCTAAACTTGTCATACAAAATGTCACCTTTATGTGATATAACAAACACATTTGTATCATCTAAAGATGAATGTATCAGTTTGAGAAACTCGTCACACCCATTGGTATCAAGTGACGCATCAAACACTTCATCAAGAACCAACAGGTTGGTGTTGGTTGAGTTCTTCAGTTTTGATACTGCTCTCCAAGTAAACAGTAGTGCCAAGTCAATTCGCATCTTCTCACCTTCAGAGAATGATGCATAGGTAAAGTCATCACGATGCCTAGATAGAATCTTCTCGTCAAAGTTCTCGTCTAGTTCAAACTGCACAAAGAACTCCATTGCCGCTAGATACTTATTCACCAACTTGTTGATGATTGGCACATACTGTTTGATAATGCGTGACTTAACACCACTGTCTTTCAGTAAAACAGATGCGATGTCTAGGAGTTCCTTTTCCCCTAATAAGGACTCTTTCTGTGTTCGGTAATCTGTGAGTTGTGTCTCAAGTTCAGCAATCTTTGAATTTTCTGAGTCGAGAACAGTGTTCTGTAGGTTTTCGATTTCATCTTGAACCGTTTGGATGTTTGCATCAATGTCACGAGTTCGCTTGTATAGTAAGACCCCTTGTTGAGTTTTCTTAGAATGTTCTTCCGCTTTAGTTTCAATCGAGTCAAGTTGTCCCCGAATCGTGTCCCATTCAGATTTTGTGTCTCTGCTCTGATTCTGTAAATCAATAATCTTGCTCTTTCGTTGGGCGGTATGTGTTGCGGCAACGAGTTCATCCAGTTCTTGCTCACAAGTCGGGCAGTGGTCGTTATCTTCATAGAACTTTATCTCTTTATTGAGTCGTTTGATTTCATCTTCTAGTCTTTGCTCTGTTCTTTCAACTTTCCGAATCTGATCTCTAAGTCTTTCTGTGTCTCCAATGTTTTCTGCGAGAACTTTGACTTCTTGTGCCAGTTGCTTTCCTTGTTTGATGATTTCTGTTTTTTCATCTTGATACTCTTTGATTAGTTCCTGTTTTACCTTTACACCGTCTTTCTGTTGCTGTTGCTTCTCTTTCAGATTCTGCTTTTGAATCTGTAATCTATCATCTGAAAGTTTGATGTTGTAGTCAACATCGTTGCGCTCACCTTTATTGGTTGCGATACGTTCTTTGAGCAACTGCCCCATCGACGAGAAGATGCCGATGTCGAGCAAGTCTTCAATTACCATTCGACGGTCTGCTGCTTTGAGTTGCATAAACGGAGTGAATGACGCATTGCCAAGAATCACAATCTGCGTAAACGACTTGAAGTTCAGTCGTAAAATTTGTCGTTCTAGTGTATCTTGATAATCTCGCTTTGATCCAGGTTGGTTAAGTAGTTTGTCATCCTGATAGATTTCAAACTTAGCAGGTTTCTGCCCACGCACCACCTTGTATTTCCGATTGCCAATGTGGAACTCAATCTCAACCAAACAATCTCTCTCATTGATTGAGTTAATGAGTTGCCCTTTCTTAACTTTTCGGAATGGTTTGTCAAACAGAACAAAACAAAGTGCGTCTAGAATAGTGGACTTACCCGCACCGTTCTCACCGATAATCAGTGTGTTTAGTGATCGAGTAAAGTCAACCTCTGTAAAGTGATTTCCAGTTGAAAGTAGATTCTTCCAACGAATCTTTTCAAAGATAATCATTCGATATAAAGTGCCTCAGTATACAAATCATTCAACAAACCAGACAGTTTCTTTTTATCAACATCTGATTCTATACCATCAACATACTTGTTGAGAATTGTCAGTGTGTCTTCGGCATCCATAATCTCTTCATCTTTTTCCAAATCCAAGTTCTTATTATCCTCAACAATTGTCAGATGTGTGGGGTCACACTTATAGAGTTTGTCGAGGAACTGGTCGAACCAATATGGGTTCTTTTTGGTCTGAACGATGACTTTAATATACTTACCCTTGAAGTGGTCAAAGTCCAAGTTCATCATCTGATCTAAATTATACTGATCATCGTTATACCATACTTTATGGAACATGCGAATCGGATTCTGGATGAACTCCAATTCACGAGTGTCTGTATCAAAAATGTGGAAACCACGAGGATCATCATAGTCACCCCAAGTTATCTCATATGGATTGCCCAAGTATGTGATATTGCCCTGTGTAGATTTATGATGGAAGTGACCCGACAATACCATATCAAACTTTTGGAAGTGCTTGATTGGCATCCCGTGGTCACAAGTTTGACCTCGCATCATTTCAAATCCTGCAATCTCAAAGTGACCGAACATCACTTGTGCGTCTGTCTGCTCCATCTTATTGATTGCGGAGTTGTAGTTGGTGTTGTTTATCCACGGCATCATCAGAATCTTGAGACCGTCAAATGATGCCTCTTGTGTCTCCCAATAAATTTTACCTACGGAACTACCAAAGATTTCACGCATTGCATTGATATCATTTGTATTTCGGTAGGGGATGTCGTGGTTACCGACAATACAGTGGAAGTTGATGTTTCGATCTGCCATTGGTTGCACAAAATGATCCCTAAATGATCTGAGTGTAACATAAGAAATAAACTTTCTCCGATCAACAATATCTCCCAAGTGAACAATAGTGTCAATGTCGTGATCATCAATATAAGGAAAAAACACGTTATCATAGAAGTCAGTAAAATAGTCAGTAAATACCTGAGAATCATTTCTTGCCCCCCAATGCGTGTCGGTGATCAGTGCAATCTTCATCCAATTCCCATCTCTTTACGAATCTTGGTTGCCGAAATTTCTTGGATTTCTTTTGGCAACACAACCTCTTCAATCTTATAACCAACATCTCGCCCATACACAATATTTGTAATATTAGGCACTTGAATTATTCTAAACCTATCCCCATATAAAGGAGACAACGCATCAATAATTCTTGACTTGACAAAATCAAAGTCGAATGGATTCTTACCATCGACCCCCTGTACATCCCTTACCATAATCTGAACTTGACCTGCACGTTTCAGAGACTCCTCAAACAGTGTCTGATGCCCCTTGTGCCACGGTTGCCACCGCCCAAGCATTTGGACTGTCGGTGCTTTGTTGTCCCACACATATGGTTCAATCAAATGTTCTACCCTGTACGGATTCACAAAGTCCCATTCAGTCAAACGCAAGTCATACTTGGTTGGTTTTTGGAACAGTAAATTAGTATCATTATACCTACCTTTTTCGATGGTGTCAACCCAAATCGTAATATCGGCATTGAATAATTCACGCAATTCATCAGTTGGACATACGAAATCACAAATGACATGAGTGCCACCACTCGCAACCACTTCTGACATTTGTGCCATTCTTTTTGCTTGACGTTCTCTCCCTTCAGGTGAGAAGTCCCAATCCTCGTACTCCTCACGCACTCTATCGGCATTGAACCAAGTCACACGGTCTGACCCCATCAATGAAATCACTTGCTCTGTGAGTGTGGTCTTACCCGCACCCGGTAGACCCATAATCAGAATTCTCTTACCTCGTTCCATCTTCTTCCTCTACGAATTGATCAACAGTCGATTTACGTTTGATTCGTTTTTTACGCTTGTTCTCTTCAAAGTCGAGAATAAACTGATTCATATATTCTTCTGACCACTCACTTTGCTTGATGCTATCATCATACATTTTGACTCCATTGGAATCGTGTGCTTGAGTTTCAGATGTCTGATCAAACACGTTGACATGTTCAGTCAGTTTGTATTTGGTGTACAAATGTTTTTTTTCTTTTTGGATTCTTCGTAGGAATGCATAGTAAACAATCTGTGTGAAGTATGCAAATGGGTTCTTCGACTTTTCTGGATTAAAGTTATCAATGTACTGTAAACAGTTCTCAATGCCATCACTCACCATTTCTTCTTTAAAACTGTAATTCATGAAGTTTGGTTTGTGTGCGAGGTGAGTTGAAATCTTCATAATACAAGATGCAACATATGTCGGCACAACAGGACGAGGGTTGCCCTTTTCCTTTGCCTCAATAACACTTTCTTTGTATTCAATCATTGCAACAAGAAACTGTTTATTGTCAACATAATTTTGACGGACTCGTTTCTTTTTTGGTTTTCCGGTTGACAAAACTTAACTCCTCGTGTATAATAATAATGTTCCATCGGCAGATAGTATCAATGTACCGTGTTTGCCGATATTAATTTTTTAGAAATATCTGAGTTTACTTCATTCAAATACTCTTCAAGCACTTCATCTTCCTCCCCATCATTAATAATTTCATCATCCGATTCTTCAATAGAACTGAAGTAAAACTTATTCATTTCATCTTGTAGTTTTGACATTGCAATTACATGATCAAAGTAGACAGTCACAACAGAAGATTCAGCAAGAGGAATCCAATAACTCAATCCCATAGACATGCGATTATTTTCTGGAACAAAGTTATAGCTTACCTTTAAAGGATTACTGATGAAATACATTTGGTTTTCATTATCTTCTTTCTCTATCTTACAAATGATATCTTCACCATTCGTCAATTTCATATAAAACACATCACTCATTGAAGTCCACCTTATAAGTTTTGAATTCAAACATTTCTTCTTGATACATTTTTAATCGAACCGATAGATGCCTGAGAGAATGATTCTTTTTCTTTTTATATGACAGATCATCTGCGATATCATACAATACTGCTTGTTCTTTGTGTTCCGATTTACGCAATCCCCGACCTATAGATTGAAGATTACGAACACGAGATTTGGAAGGACTAGCAAAAACAATATTGTGCAAATTACGAATATTGATACCTGTACTAAAAGTACCATAGGACGCAACAATAATTGCATCCTTTTCGTTTTCTGTGATTTCCCGTATTTTCTCTCTCGTGTCGGCATCTGTCCCACCATGCACAAAGAAGATATGACGACCATCTTTTGCATGTTCTTGTATATCATTGTACAATATTTTACCGTGTTTGTCAACCAATTTGAACAAAACAAGTGAGTTTCCTTTGAGGGATAATGCGAGGTTTCTGATGAATTTATTTCTTTTGTCATGCGAATGTATGAACTCCATCTCATCTTGATACAGCGAGTTACTGTAGTTCTTTCTTGTTTCGATGTCATATCGCAGTATAATCACCTTGATTTTGAAAGGTGACAATGAACCCTTTTCAATCAGTTCCTTTGTCTTGACGACTTGCTTGACAGGACCGAACAATCCCTCAAGTACAAGTTTGTGTGTTTGTGCTCCATCTAATGTCCCGGTCAAACCAAACCGATATTCAACATCCACCATCTTATTCATGATATTAGTCAACGATTTTGATTTGAACAGATGTGCCTCATCACCAATGACACAACCAAAGTGTTGAAACCATGACTTTGGCATCTTGTGTATGGATTGCCAAGTAGTGACAGTCACTGGTTTGACTGTGGATTTATCTACGCCCGCCATGATACCCTTGAGCATAGAATCTGGCATACCATAGTCGATGAAATCTTTGACCATTTGATGCACAAGAGATACCGTTGGAACAATGATAAGGATGCGATCTACTGCTTGTAGGTAATAGGTTGATATTAAGTATGCAATCAAAGATTTACCTGACGCAGTAGGTGAAAGCAGGAGTGCCCTTCTCTTGCGTATCGCATGGACAAATGCTTTGATTTGATAGTCACGAGGTTTAAGTTTTAGGTTGAGTTTTTGAATATACTCTTCTGCTTCAGCAATAGAAAACTCATCGTCGTACACTAGGTCATCATGAAAACTTATGGTGTATTTTCTGCTTTCACTAAACTTTGCTATGTACTGGAGTAATCCTTTGGGCAGTGTCTTATTTATATTATTGAGAAGACGTATCTTACCATCCCACATTTTGTTTCGATATGCGGGCATAAACCGTGCACCTGGGATTTCAAACGTAAAATAATCGACGAGTTCACGAAACGTGCCTCCTTCGGCACGAACACGAACAAATGCTTCGTCTATCGGTTCGACCGTGATATCAGTCTTGTGCGAATTTTGTAAGTTCTCGCCATTTAATCGCATTATTAATTTGATATCCACGGGCATTGATCATCTTGAGAATCTCTTGCACCACTTCAATCTTTTCCTCTGTATATTCAATTTTCTTATCAAGTTCAATCATTTCATCATCAGTGTCAATATACTCTCTCACATCTTGCTTCATTACTTTATGAACCCACGGTTGACGATCAATATCAGCAAGGTCTTCTGGGCTGTTTAGATTTCCAAGATAATACTCACGCAATACCTTTTGCAGATTCTTTCTTTCAATCTTGAGTTTACGCAACGTCAATCTAGATTGAGATAAAATCTTCAAATACTTATTATGTAAACTTGGAATTTTTAAGGATTCAGAATCAAGATATACATCGTCAAATAGAGCGTCTTTACGCCACTCCTCAATAATCTGGTCTAATTTCATTACAATATTTCAATCTCATATTTTCTATAGGCAAACTGTACCGATGCTTCTAGGTACTCCACATCTGTTAGTGTAGCATCAAAGTCTAGTGCTGTCAATGATGTAGGAAACATATCTAAAAATTTTATGCGAATAGACGGGTTATTAGCACTTGTTAACACTGACAATGCACCATCCGACAGTTGGTTGATTATTTCAGATGTCTTTGAAGTTTTGGGTGAATCTTGCGATGTTGCCCAATCTAAAGTCTGTTGAAAACTATCTGGACGACCCAGTGCATGTAACCAGTTGTAGATTTCAATATAGTTTCTCATATTTTCGTTGACCCGAAATCGAATAACGACAGGTCCAAATCTCAACTTTGATCCTGGGTTTTTGAGTGCAACAAATGGTGTCTGTGTTTCAAGTTCATCAATTGACATTTCAGGTAATGTAACTGCCTGACAATAATATATCACGCTAGGTATCCGATTGATTGTCAAACGGAATCCAAGCGGAGAAAGAAAGTTCAAAGAATCGGGTTGTGATGCCAACGCACCAATCGATACGTTTGCAGATACATTTACTGCCATATGTCACCTCTATACTATTTAGGCATAAAAAAAGGGGGTCTTGCGACCCCCTCATGCTTGGTGTTCCCAAGTCTTATTATTTTACATCAGGTTGGATACTGCAACCAATCTGTAGTAGATGTTACGCAGATTTGGAGTTAGACCAGAACCAATTACACCATTAGCATTAACGGTTGCAAATGGATTTGCTACGATACCATAACGAGTCTTGAATCCAATCTTAGGTTGGAAAGTATCTTCACCAACCGCACGAACCATCTGGAGTGGGACGTATGGGCAGTAGAAAAGACCTGCGTCAAATGCTGAAGAACCTTTGTAACCGACTGTAAAGTATTGGTTACCTGCTGAAGAGTCAAAGTACGGATCAACATAGACACGGATACGACCATTCAGTACACCGGCAAATGTGTTGCCTGTGTCGTCAACGTTCAGGTTGTTTGCAAGAGCAGGAGCATAGTCAAGGACACCTGCCATCTGAAGTGCTGATGCTACATCAGAACCACAAATGAGGATGTTACCCTTACCACGACGAGTCTGCTTGGCAATCTCGTTTGCTTCACGTTCGATTTGGAACATGAGACCCTTGAACTTCTCAACCATCCAACGACCGTTTGAATCAACGTCAAGGTCAAACGTTCCTGCTGTAGTTACGTTGTCTTGAGCACCTGCTTGTGCAGAGAAGTTGATTGTACGAACAACTTCACGGTTGATTTCAGCAAGGATTTCAGAAGACAAAATGTTTGAAAGTTCTGTCTCTGCGTCAAGACCATGAATTGCCTTCAAGTCTTGAGCAAGTTCCATTGTGTACTCTGCCTTGAGTGCACGAGAAACCGCAGTTACTGAAACCTTCTCTACTGAGAATGCCATCTCTTGGAATGCATTTTGAGTGCCATCGCCAAGTGCTTCTGCCTGTGCGTTTGTCATACCAGTTGAAACTGTATATCCAGTACCAGTTGCCGCAACAGTACGAGTTGTTGGGTCAGAAGAAGTCTGTGCCTTACCACCAGTTGTGTTTGCAACTACGAGACTAGATGCTGTGTTACCTGCTGCTGAACGAGAGAACGTAGTGTTCGCTTCATTGTACAGTGCCTCTGTGCCTGACTGTGTAGAGAAACGTGAACGTAAAGCAAAGATCAATCCAGTAGGACCTGTCATTGGTTGTACGCCACAGATATCATATGCGATCAGATTTGGCATAGAACGACGAACCAGTGAAATAAGAACTGGATCGAAAGAATCAATACCTGTAGCACCATCGCCATATGCGTTAGTAGGTGCTGCTTCCCCTAAAAGTCCGGGGGCAGAATATCCACCAGAACCTTGTCCCTGCTCACGAGCAGAGTGTTCTTGGTTTTCTAAAAGTTGTGCTACTACGGAGCGACGATGAGCATCATTGATCTCTGGGAGATCGGGATGATCAAGCACCGGCTTCCACTTTGTAGTGATTGCTTCATTGAGCGAGTGCATTGTGGTTCTCCCTATTTGTTTTGTTCCACATTTACTTGTTTATTTATATTATTGTCACTTTCTAGTAACTTGTCTTGCAATGACAGATGCATATGCAGACATCGTAGGATCAGTTACTTCATCGGTCTCCTCAGTCAAATCAATTGCCTCATCAACACCAGTAATTGAGGTTGACTCAGTGAATGCTTCTTTGTCACCAAAATAGGTTTCCTTGATGGTTTCCAATTTTGAGGCAAAGTCGTCTTCGTCAACATAATCAACACCCTCAGATAGAGAAGCAAGTTTGTCTGCTTGATTCTCTGAAAGTCCTTTGCTCACAGCAGAAACGATCTGCTGACGCTTAGTACCTGTAAACTCTTTCTTGAGAGAGATATTCTTTTCAATCTCTTCATTTAGAGATGCAGTAAGTTCTTCAACTTTATCTGTTAGTTCTTCAACAACATCAACCTTCTCTTCTGGAATGTCAATATAGTGTTCTGCAAACAAGTTGCGGAGTCCTGACAAGAAGTCATCTACGAGTTCTGATTTGACACCACGTTCTACTGCGAGTTTGTTTTCCTCCATCCACTCTTCAACAACATAGTCAAGATATGCGTCAACCTTTTCGGTTAACTCTTCGTTTATCTGATCAATTTGCTCTTGGAGTGCGATTTCTGCTTGTGAAGCAAGAAGTTCTACAGATTCGTTAATCTTAGAAACAACTGCTGCTTCAAACAGAGTTGTTGCTTTTTCTGTAAATTCTTCGGAAAGATCAGTTCCCTCAAAGATTTTCTTAATATCCTCTCCGACATCAACGTCTTCACTATTATACTTCATTTCTTTAATTTTTGAATTGCCTTGCATAACAGGAGTCATGTCACCTTGTGACTTGTCCTGTGGACGAGCAACCTTCTCTTTATGCATACCCTCTGGATGCATACCCTCTGGATGCATACCCTCTGGATGCATAGCGGCATACATACCACCAAATGCCGCTTTGAGTTCATCAACTTTCATGTCTGCCATTTTATTGACCATTGCGTTGATCATACCAACTTTTGTGCCTGGCATTTTCATTGGTTTCTTGTCACCCTCGTTATCATCTTGAGGACGGGCAACACTGCCAGTTGCTACAGGACTTGGCACTTCAGACGGATCACCAAAAGATGCTTTCTTAGATGAATTCATCATTTTCTTACCATTCTTGTGCACCCCTTCATTATGAGTTTCCATGATATGGATTTCCATATCTTCTGCTGGAACCTCACGCTCAATGCCGTGATCGAACTCGACATCATACCAAGCAACATAACCGTTGTCATCTGGAACAGCATGTGATTCGTAAAGTGGTTTGCCCATACCCCACACTGGATGTTCTACAACAACCGCACAGTCATGGGTCTTTGAGTGGCAAAGTTCCCTTTCCTGATCTGACATTGTTTTTCTCCTATCAGAATTCATTTATGATATTATTTATAAAATGTTAAAGTTTCCGCAATTTCTGCAAAAAGTCTTCAAATACCTGCATTGTTGCTTCTTCTTTCTGACGCTTGCGAATAGACTCATTGATTTCGTCACGATAATTGACAATATCAACTTCTTTGATGATACCGTTGTCCCAAACCCATTCTTTGCCTTCCATAATGCCTTCTACAAAAGCATTTGGTGCTGATGGGTCAGCAACAATATCACCTGCAGTCGCAAGGTAGAAATCTTTTTGTACTTCGTTCGCTCCATTCTTTGCTTTGAGTGAACCCATACCCCTTGATGATACACCCAATGTCGCATCCTCATTCATCAAATTTTTGACGATGTTGCCCATTGGAGTGTCCATAATTTTTGCTTTACCCTTGAAATTGTCACCATCACGATACAACTCTTTGATCATATGCGATACACGATCAAGGTTGATGGTTGGACCTTGGGGATGCCCTAACTCACCATACGCACGATTCTTTTGAATATACTCTTTGTTGTAACGATCAACTTCACGCTCAAGAACGTCAACAGGATAGATTCGACCGTTGCGGTTCTTTTGATTGCCTTGCATGAAAATGCCTTCGATAAAGTAACTCTTATCACCGTTCTCTTTTGCTTCGGTAACAACTTGGACTTCTTCAATGACTTCGGTAATAAGTTTCATTGTTATGACCCCGACTGCTTATGGAGTTTGACCGTCAATGTACCATTACCAATACCAACCTTTGTAATCACAAGGTTAGACTGTGGATCACCGCCCGACTCTAATCGAATGTTTTCTTCTTGATAATCTGTTGTATTGACACCAGTAAACGAACCAACTAAGTTCGCACCACGAGAAACGTCAAAACCACAATTATTTGCTGCACAAATAACTTTAGCAATATGCATTGCAGTAACAGTTTCACCTATGGCATTTGCCGCAAGATGCACACCCGCAGATGGTCTATTTAGATCAATCGATGCTGTTTGATCAGTGTGAATAGTTACATAACCACTACCGCCATGATTAACACCCTTTATTTGATTTGAGGTAAGTCTTGTAATTGCCATCGTTATTTACCTACACTAAATGCAAAATCTGCCATTTTCATAAAAGCAGAAGGTCCCTTATCTAACTGCTGTGCAAAACGTTTCTGATTCGTATCGTTTAGATTATCGTGAACCCGAACCAGAGCATTAGCAGTCGTCATGTCAACTTTTAGTGACTTATTATTTTTGAACTTAACTGTCTGTGCTGATTTATCTTTGACAATTTTTCTCAATGTTTCAAGAACACCTTCAGACAAATCAACCTCTTTGTCCATGAATGCTTCTTTGAACGACTTCGCACTTCCACCTTGTGGAATTGGTTTCATTTCACCCGCAGTGCTTGGGTCAAATCCTTTTTGCGGAACAGAAGAAATCTTGCTAGAGGAAAACTGTGCATCAGTAGCAACAGGATGATCAGTTTTTATAACTGCATGTTGATCCGCAAAGTCTTGCTCACCCTTTGATCGATACTTTTTTTTGCGTGTTGCTTCTTCGTCATCGACAGGTTTGTTAACGTAATCGTCTGCTGATCTTTCAGTCATCAGTTGACGGAATGTCTTCGACATGTGTAACCTCCTGATCGTTAAACAGTCCAGTAGCAACTTCAACTCTCTTTAATGCCACTGCGTCTTTTATTTTGTCCATGAGTGCAACATGCACCTCATCTCTAAACTCTGTTGTTTCACCATTGACTGCGTGTTGAATTGCTGACTCAATGCTCATATTTTATTCCTTACAACGAAAATATTTTAGTTGATGCATTACTGAATGTTACAGTAATATCACCACCAGATGGCGTAACAGGTAAACCAGTTGCTGAATCAATGTAAGCAATTAGTCGTGAAGATGCCTGATTTGCCAAACTACCTTCAGCATTACCAACATTGTGATAAAGCACTAATGCCTCTGATTGATCACCCGTTACGCTAGAAAAAACCGCATCAGTTGCATCAAATATACCACTAGTTGTAGATTTACCTGCTAAGTTAGCGGTTGCTACAATAGCAGCATTTGCAATATTCGCACGATTTTCATGAGATGCATTGAAGGTATAATCGCCAGTATCAACAAGACAAATTGTAATTGTGTTTGATGACAAGTTCAAATTGCCATTAAGGAAATCTTCTTTTGCCTTAGTGTAAAGTTGATTTGCCATGCGTAATTCTCCAATTCCTCACTCTATTTATAACTAAGAGAAATAGGGCAGTTTATAATTTACACCACCAATATTGAGTGTGATAAACCCTACTGGATTGACTAGTGCCTTATCTTCTAAATCAACGTTCTGCTGTGTCGTGGTGATTGAAGAAGCATCTGCTGTAACTGACAGATTTGCAGATTGAAATCGGTCTGTAATCGCTAGATTTGTATTTGCTAATGCTGCTTGGAATGTTGCATTAGATGCGAATGTTGCTTCAGGATTACTATTAATATTGACAACATTGACACCCGTGTTAGATGCGGTGATTGTTGCACCAACAAAGTTTAGTGTTGTTGCAGATGTAACATCCACCCCTTCTTCTTGAATCGTAATTGTGGTGGTTACCGTATTGCCAACAAATTTACCAGACGTTCCATCATATTTGAGAAAGAAGTTATCATTGAGTGCCGACTGACGATTGACATCTGATAGTTCACGGATTTGGACAGCACCACCACCACCTGAACCTGATGCTTGCATCTTCGCACGAGTAACTTGTGCTTCAATCTCAGATTTGAATCCTTTGAGGTTATCTTCAATACTCTTACGAATTTGATCTGTGTCAACTAAAGTGCCATCACGACCTGATGGACCTTCCGGTCCTTGTTTGCCTTCAATGCCCTGTGGTCCCCGTTCGCCTCGTTCACCACGGTCACCCTTTTCACCTTGTATGCCTTGGATACCTTGTTCACCTTGGATACCCTGATCACCCTGATCACCCTGATCACCCTTGGGTCCAATTGGACCTTGGGTTCCTCGTTGACCTTGGATGCCTTGTTCGCCCTTCTCTCCACGGTCACCTTTGTCGCCTTTGTCTCCCTTCTCACCTCTGGGACCAATCTCACCTTGCTCACCAATAGGACCTCGGTTGCCCGGAATACCTTGACCCCCTCTGGGACCAACGACCTGACCGACTTGGATTTCTTCACCATCATTGAATTGAATGAAAAGATTATCTTCGTGAATGTATGCTTTATCGACAGCACGACCATCGTCACCCTTATCACCTTTATCCCCAATGGGACCTTTGGATTCAATCGTGACAACTCTGTCGGGACCCGGATCACCCTTCGGTCCTGGAGGACCAGGCGGACCCTGAACACCCTCTATTAGAGATGTGCGAGTAAACTCTAAAAGTTGTTCCTCAAACTCAACACGAACTTGGTCTATTTCCCTTCGTGCTAATTGAAGTGCTGCCTGTAGCAGTTTCGATTGTTCTACTTCACTCATCATCTTTGATTTCTTCAAACAAATCGTCGATTCCTGCCTCTTCTAACATCTGAGACATATTCTCGACAAGTTCTTTCTCTTCTAAAGTCGGTTCAGTATTTGCAATAAATGGTTCAACAGTGTACTCTTCTCTTTGGTCTTGACCGACTCCCATATCTGCGAGTTGTTCGTCACCATCACCTTCTTCTGCTTGTTCTTTATCTATCTCTTTATCCATACCCGAAATTTCTTCTTCGGACATACGGAGAATATTAGATTC